TCACGCGATATTCACCAGTTCAGCAAAAGCGCCTTGTGCCATATTTGTGCCATTCCCCGCCAGGAATGAGTCGATTTGCATGGCATGCTGCGTCAGATGATTCGGTGCCAGATGTGCATAACGCTGCACCATCTCGATACTTTCCCACCCGCCCATTTCCTGTAGCGCACTGAGAGGCACGCCGGACTGTACAAGCCAGCTCGCCCAGGTGTGCCGCAGGTCATGGAAGCGGAAATTTTCTATTCCCGCCCGCCTTAACGCTGCGCGCCATGCCGTGTTAGCATCAGATCGCATTTTGCGCACCGCCTTTGTTCTCGTTCCATCCGGGCGAACGGATGATTCAGTGTGAACAAAGACCCACCGGTTATGTTTCCCCAGTTGATCCCGCAGCACCTTACAGGCCGATTCGTTCAGGGCGACCCCAATCGCCCTTCCTGCTTTGGCATCCTCGGGGTGAATCCACGCGACCTTCCTCTGCATATCAATTTGCGACCATTCCAGGTCTGTGATGTTCGACCTGCGCAGCCCCGTCGCCAGTGCAAAAATAACAACTGGCTTCATATGCTCGGGAAGCTCCCGGATCAGGTTCGCCGCTTCCTCTTTGGTTAGCCAGCGAATACGCTTATTTTTCGGCACCGGGCATTTGATGTTCGGCGCTTTGGCTATCCATCGCCATTCGTTGGCCGCGCATCGTAACAGCGCCCGGATGAAAGCAAGATGCGTCGCCTTGGTGGCCGCCGCTGCTGGTTTGTCCTTAAATTCGGGAACCGGCTTCCCTCTTCGCAGCAGACTGTCGCGCTTAGCCTCCCAGTTCATTCGATGCTTGCGGTTAACCATCGAACTCACCGCAGACAAGATCCTGTCTTCCGTGATTGCTGACAGGTCCATTCCTTTGAAGTGCATCCTCCAGAATCCGATCCGGCTTTTGTCATCGTCCAGGCTTTTCTTGTGCTGCTTTTCGTTAAGCCAGCGAACGCACGCTTCATCGAACGTTCGCGGCTTAAACTCCCCCATCTTATCAACTCGCCATGCTTCAGCTTTCAGCTGATCATAGAGCTCCTGCGCTTGCCTTTTGTCCGTTGTCCCAAGAGACCGTCTAATTCGACTTCCACCAGGCGTAACGAAGTCGCAGTGCCACGTACCGGCACGTTGTTTGATTGACATGCTTTATCCTCCTGCACATCAACCGCATTCACGGGTTGATTGTGGATCGGGTTCTTCACTGCCGCAATACAGTCTGTTTTGCAGATCAGGTATGGGCTTTTTTTCTTATGTGGATTTTTTCGGGTAGCAGCCAGGCGACCGGACTTTATCCACTGGGCAATCGTGCCTTTATCCACTTTAAGGAAGGCGGCGGCCTCATCTCTGGTAAATACTTCTTCGTCCATCGATGTTCTCCAGTGGCCCCAGCCGGGGCCGTCATTGTTATTCAGTGTGCCTGTGCTGGCAGGTTTCGAAGTTTGCGAACGCCGATCATTGCTGTGGCGACATAGCTGGTGGCCCGGTTGACGACTTCGACGGTGACCTTCATGCCGTCCACCTCGACGGTGTAATTTGTCTGGTGCTTCTGCCTGCCGTAATCGCCATATTTTGCGTGGTGCTCCGCCAGCGCAGCATCGCAAGCGCGGCGACCAATAGGTGATTGCTTACTGCGATTAATCAGCTTCATCATCACTTCACTCCCAAAGTCGCTACTACATCACTCGCTGTTTCGCGAGTGCTGCCTTTGCTGGATATAGCCCGGCGAGCACTGACGCGGTGCAGCGTGAAGCCGTGCTGTTCGTAAAGTTCAATTACTCGCGGTGCGGTAGAATTGCTGATTACCACTTTTGCCCCCCGCTGGTGGGCTGCCACACAGCTTTCCGCAAGCTCTACCTGGCTATCCCATGAGAACCCACCAGCCGCGTAGTTAGTGAAACCAGCGGTGCCGGGCAGCGGTTCATAAGGCGGATCGCAGTAAACGACGTCCCCATCACCTGCCAGCGCGAGCGTGCGCCTGAAGCCTGCATTCATGAATACGCATGCGTGAGCCTTCCGCTTAAATGCCTTGATCTCTTCTTCCGGGAAATATGGCGCTTTATATTTCCCAAAGCCGACGTTAAAAAAACCGTCCAGGTTATAACGGATCAGGCCGTTGAAGCAGTGCCGGTTGAGGTAAAGGAATGCTGCTGCACGCTCGACCGCATCCAGCCGCTGCGCGTTGAATGCTTCACGAATTACCGTGTAGTTTTCGGCATCATTCAGATGCCTGAATGCCTTCATTGCCTCATAGATCACCGAGTCAGGGACCACCGCCAGCATCTGATACAGGTTAATCAGGTCAGCGTTGACGTCAGCCAGAAGGAAGCGTTCGTGCTTATCTGAGTTAAGGAACACCGAGCCGCCACCCACAAAAGGCTCGATGAGGCGCTTACCAGCGGGGATCAGGCGATCCAGTTCCGGCAGCAGCGAATATTTACCGCCAGCCCATTTTAGGAACGGTCGCTGCCAGCTGCGCGGCGTAGGTTCTGCTATGGGCAGTGCTGCCGCGATACGTTCACCAATCCAGCGCATTACCGGGACGGCCATGCTGTTGCCGATCGCTTTATAGCGTGGACCGTCCGGGCAATCAGCCGCAGCTTTTCCGCGCCACGAAATCAGAGTGTGGTTATCGGGAAAACCCTGGAGTCGCTCGCATTCAACGGGCGTTAGGCGGCGAACCTGCATGCCAAACTGAACGACGTCAGCAGATGCACGCGAATCCTGCGTAAAGGCCACGTCTTCCTGATAGCCTTTACCTTGAGGGCCAGCAGCATCGTGGCGACCAATAGACGCGTGCTGGATGCAAATAGCGGGCGGCTGACCGCTGTTTGCATGGCTGGTATCGTGATTACCGGCTCTCAGCGTTGGTGACATATCCACGGTCGCATCAGCGCCATGGTCTTTGTAGCTGAAAGCTATTGCCGGGAAGCCTTGTCCTGGTTTACCTCCGCCAGTGGATAGAGGGCCGACTATTTGCCCGTCGCCGCCCTGCAAACGAATCTCACCACGACTGTTCTCCGCGAAAGCAATGGCTGGGGCCAGATTGGTGCCTGATTGTGCTGAAGTCAGCGTAGGGGCTTGTTCTTCAGCCCAACCAATGCCACCGGCTTTACTGCCCTGACCGGGTTTAAACCCATAACACACGGCGTTTTCCTGACCATGATTACGTCCCAACGTATGAGCCAACTCGTGATTAGTGTCAGGATCTTGCGTGCCATGGACAGCGAAGGTCTCTGTGTCAAAGTCCATTCTCACACCGTGGGCGGTGCATGCGGTTGCTACGTCGATACTTCCGCCAGTATTGCCTCCGCCATACGCCAAAACGTAGGTGTCCAAATCTTCTGCGGTGCTGTGGTTTTCTTTCGCCAACAATGTGCGGGAAATATCGGAATAAGCGTCTGATACAAGTCCAGATCCGCGCTGGCTGAAAATTTCCTGATTGCTGGCACCAATACCACCAATATTATTGGACTGGTTCAGGGTTGGGTGTGGATTTGCTGGGTTGTCCCAGTGACTACCGCCATCAGAGCGTTTTCCAGCATAGCTGGCAATTTCCGGTTGCGTTTCTCGGCGCGGCGGAGTATCCCGGCGCACGCTGTTGAGCTCAAAAAGTACCGCTGTGGGATCGAAGTCTTTTCGAGAACTTGCGACAACGAACACACGGCGGCGGCGTTGGGCCACTCCGAAAAATTGAGCATCAAGGACGCGCCAGGCGATAATCCTTTGTGGTCCAGACACACAACCTGCGTGCGTCCATTTTCCCCCTGCTGGCTGCAACTCGCTGCTTTCTCCGGCAAGTCCTGCCAGAAAGCAACCAAAGGCGTTGTCTTTGCTGCTGAGGACGCCCGGGACGTTTTCCCAGAGGATGATCGCTTCTTCTTTTCCGCGCTCGCGGCGTTTGTCGTCGATTGCATTCGCTAATTCCACGTAAGAAAGGGTTAACTGCCCGCGTTCGTCTTCCAGACCATTTCGCAGGCCAGCGATACTAAAAGTCTGGCACGGTGTACCGCCCACCAACACATCTGGAGCTTCAACATCACCAGATCGCACCGCAGCGGAGATTTTTGTCATGTCGCCGAGGTTGGTTACTTCCGGCCAGTGATGTGCAAGCACAGCGGACGGAAACGCTTCAATCTCAGCAAACCATGCTGGTTGCCATCCCAGCGACTCCCATGCGACGCTGGCGGCTTCAATCCCACTGCAAACAGATCCGTATCTCATGCTGCTACCTGCTTTTCGTTAAGTTCTTCAGCCAGTCGTTGCGCCTTCAGTGGGTTGGTAACGACTTCACCCCACGGCAGCAACCATCCGTTTTTCTCTTTGAGCCAGGGCAGGCGCACCGCGCCAACCCTGATTTCGTCATGTGCGTGTGTCATAGCGCATAGATAGAGTGAGAAGGGAACGGAAGACCGATCGGCGCAAACGGAATATCGTCGTCAAAGTCTACCGGTGGCTGACCGCTGTTCTGCTGCAAACGAGATTGTGGCGCGCCGCCAGTCTGATTTGCATAAGGGTTACCGCCATGTTGGGCGTTGCGCGGACCAGAGAACTGCGCGCCGCCGTGGATACGTTCATCCTTATCCTTCTTCGACAGTTCAAGCGAGGCGATCGCTTCTGCTGGGGCATTTTCAGCGTGCTCGGCGTAGGTCTTACGCGTTCCCGGCTGGAAAACGTGGCGCACTTCGAACCTGTAGCCATCACCGCCGTCGTTTTTGGTGTAGAGCACCTTCTGGAGGAACAGGCCCACCTTTTTGCCAACCAGCGCCGGGCAGTGCCATTCGACGCCGTTCTGGCCTTGTACCTGCTGCGGTTGTGCTTGCTTGACCTGGGCGACCCACATCAGCGCCGATACCAGGCCCATGCCGAACGTCTGCTGGCCGTCCTTGCCGAGGAAGTTAATACGTAGGTAATTGGCTTTTGCCCCGTTCGAGTCCAGGCTCAGTTCGAGCGCCTGGGACTGGCTGCCATCTTTCCCGAAGGTGTACACCGCAGAAACGATTTCGCCCTCGTAAGCGCCGGTTTCGCTGATCCCGCCAGTTGCGCCAGCTTTCTTCGCCATCTCAGCCGTTTCGTTGTTCCACATAAAAGTCATTGGTTGGTTCATCGTTAAATCCTCAAAGTTACAATTCGGTCATAAATTCGGTGATAGCCACGTCTACGGCGTGGAGGTCGTTGTCCATTTCCGTCTGGTCTGGGAACAGATCGGGCGGCGCTTTGGCTGTGTCGTTGTCATCGCCTTTGATAAGAAAAACGTGTTTGCCGTCCTTCTTGATGGCGCGCAGCACGATGGAGAAATAGCCCTCCGGCGTCAGCTTTTCGTTGAGCATCTTCCCGGTGGTCTTCATGCGGATCTTTCCCTCGGTCTCTTCGGTGTGAGCCAGGAAATAAACGCGGAAGTCGTCCGGCAGCTCGGTGGCCGCCATGATGATTCGCCAGATGTGATCTGCCATTTCGGTGAACTTGGCATAGCCGGTCTGGTACGCGCGGTTCATGTTTTCGTGCTGCATGACCACCTGGAAATCGTCGATAATCAGAACGCGGCGGGTCTTTGAAAGCACCATGCGGTTGATGGTATCCAGTACTATTTCCCATTCGTCAGAGCGAATAACGTTACCGCGCTGTTTGCTTCCGTCTGGCAGCAGCTTGCCGTGAAGTTTCCAGCCCGCAGACTTGAACGGCAGCATTTTGGGGATGCACTGGAGCAGCATCACATCGTCCGGATTGAAGTTGCGCAGGCTGTAGGACTTGCCCGCGCCAGAGTCACCGAGGATCAGCACTGGAGTACCCATCATTTACCCCCGTTCAGCCAGTGTTCAGCCGTAAACAGCACGTCTTCGTCGTCGCTGTTGGTAAGGAGCCAGCGCAGGTAACCCGGTTCTGTCTTTGCCAGCTCTGCGAACGAGACGCCTTTATGCTTACCGAAACGGAGCGCATGCAGCAGGGAAGGGTTGTTGGAGATAGCGCGCATTTCGCCCATCGTCCATTTCGCCAGGCGGCCCATATAGAGCAGCAATTCGGCGGTGACGTAGCAGTCATACAGCGCGCGGTGAGCGTAAAGCCCTTCCGGTACTTCCGGTTTCAGTCCGAGGCTGTAGCGCAGATACTGGTTACTGTGGCTCTTGTGCTCCGGCAGGAGTGAGCGCGCCAGCTTGGCGGTGCAGATCCATGGAGCGTTCATTGCAGGAAGCTTGGCTTTATCGAACTTTGCGTTGTGGGCGACGTATGCGTCGGCACCCAGGTAGCGGCCAATTACTTCACTGAGCAGCGGCGCGCCTTCCACCATGTCTTCGGTGATATGGTGAATAGCCATTGCCTCAAAACCGATCGGCACGCCAGGCTTTACAAGGTCGCTCATTGGGTTGCAGATCACCCCGTCGACGATATCGACGCTGGCAATTTCCACCACGGTTTCCGGGCCGCCTTCCAGCCCAGTCGTTTCGGTATCAATGACACGCAGCATTGTTAATCCCCTGTGTTCTGTAATCACAAACTGCATCGAAGTGCGCTAGTTGGTGGGCGATGGCCTCAAGGTCAGCTGGCGATAAGTGGTACATCAGGCACAGCAGCGCGATAAGGTTCATTGCCTGCTGTTGGTTTTCGGTCCGCATTGCTTCTTCTCCTGTTCTGAAAGCCCGGCACCGTGGAGGCTGCCGGAATCAGGTCAGTCTTTCGGGTTGAGCTTTTCAGTCAGTTCAGCCACGCAATCGCGCCCGGCCTTTTTGTATGCTTCGGCTGCGCTGCCGCTATATTTGTCGTCTACAGCCTGTTCGAACTGGTCAATGGAACCGAAGAAGCAACCCGCAGCGATCCGAAACTCTTTGCCGGTCCACACAGCGAAGATGGTGCGGCTGGAGTAACCGCAGTTTTCACGGTAAGAAACGTTCGTGATCTTCTCCGGGCGCAGGTAGAGCGAGCCGCCCACGTTCAGATTGTCCGGCAGCGCGGTGATGCTGGTGCCGCGCAGGTCGAGCCAGCCGCCCACGTTCAGATTGTCCGGCAAGGCGTCGACGCCGCTAACATCTTCCAGATCCAGATTGTTGGTGACGGTGATATTTCCGTTATCAGAAACGGTGTGCTGAATATCGTTTTTAACGAGGTGCTTAATTAAGTCGAACATTGCTGATCCTTAAATTTTGGGTGTAGAAGTCCTGTCGCTTGATTAGCCGACCATTCGGTTAAATTCGGTTTTGCTGGTGGTGTTAGCCCTGCGATTCACCGCAGAACGGGCAGAAACTCATTTTTACGTTGGTTTCCAGGCGGTTCAGGTTTTTAGCCATTTCGCCGTTTTTCTTTTTGGCCCGGTATGCCAGTTTGTATTTCAGCATCACAAACAGTTTGCCTTCGGAAAGAGAAAGAACCTGATTATCCCAACCGGTATCAAAAGCGTTTTCGCTAACTTCCGCATCTTCCGGAACCTTCTCTTTAAGCCGTGCTTCGATTTGAGCACCAACTTCATTCATACAGTTGCACATCCCTTAGCCCTCAAAATTTCGCGTCATAACCCGCTGGCGTTTCGTCAGCGTGGATGATGCCTTCGACTGGATAGCAGTTAGTGACGCCAATTTGCTCACTCGCTGCCGCTTCACATTGCTGCTGGTTGTCGAAAATACCGACAACAGCGTCCTGGTAATCACCGTTCATCATGGTGATAGTCAGCACTAATGCGTACAGGGTCCCCATCAGTGAGTCCCCGCAGGCACAAGATTTGGTTCGATGGTGCGTGAGGCATAAGGGCGGCGAATGTGGCGCAGATTGCCCTGCGGCTCGTGCCAGTAGGTGCCGTCGCGGTAGTCGTAGGAAACCTGCCATGCTGCGCCGGTGCGACTGTTGCGCATGACGACTGCACGACCGTTGTTTGGTACTGCGTGGTTAGTATTCATCTCATCCTCGTGCCTTATCGCCGGCCAGCGGAGTTTTGGACCATCTGCGCATTTATGTGCGTTGTTTGGATGAGATGATTATTAACCGATGGTTATTTTAGGTCAATAACCGATGGTTAATTATTTTGGCGGTGGTTAATAACTAACTGAAAAGTAGGTTAATTTAGTTTTTAAAAACTGCGTGATATGATTAAAAAAACAGCTATGGAGGTGTTTATGGAATTTAATGAAGAGCGCGCAGGCATGATCTCTAGCGCCATCGGTTTGGTTGTGGTTAATCTTGTTGCCTTTGGTGTCCCTATTAACAGAGATAATTTGGTCGACGAACTTGAACGGTTAAGGCGGGAAACCGGGAACGTGATCGGGAAAGGGGTTAACAGAGATGCTGAGGAGATAGTCAGAAAAGGAAGGTAGAAATCCGGCGCGGTGGCCGGATTACTTTATGAAATACTTAGCAAAAACAGCAACTAAAACTGTAATCACTAAAGCTGCGATTATTTTCCATGTTTGAACGTTGAGCTCTTTATGAAGCTCAGTTTTAACTGACTGTATTTCTTCTTTGGTAGCTAACTTGTCTTTGATTATCGCAACGTCAGTGACAAGGGTTGCGACCTTGACTTCAAGGTCTTTCACTCGCTGGAGCATGTCATCACCTCCACCATTTCCTCCACTGTGACTGAAATTATAGCTGCTTGAGCTATCGTTTTGATTGTCAGGAGCTACTGGTTCCCTTGTTTTTATATTGACAGCTTGAGCCATTATTTCAACCATCCTTTGGAAACAACAAAGTAACATTCCTGTTCCGACAGCAGGTTTTCCTCACTCACGGCACCAGATGTACCATAGAGTTTAGCCACAACTTTGTGTAAGCCATAGTTAGATATTTCAACACCAAACAGACTCATGTTCTCGATGCTCACGTAATCATCATCGTGGTTTACATATGAGACGATTGGATCAGCAGAAACATCGTCTCTGTCTTTACCCAAGAGGCTTTTTCCATCAAAAAAAACATCAACCTCAACTTTGTATGGTTCTCGAACTTTGAGTATTAACCCGAAAGTAACATCAAAATTAGTTGTCACTGGTAACGTTTCTTTAGTGACCCACGGGACCGGTCGATGAACGTCATTTGCGATTTTTCCAGGTAATATCTCTGATACATACAGAAACGCAATTTTTTCCATAACAATTTCCACTATCTGCGGTATCTGAGTACAGAGTACCAGAATACAAAACCGATGATTTCAACGTCGCTTTCGTCTGCTTCTTCATCATCATAATCACGGTTAATGCTGCGAATTAACACTTTACCGCCTGGTTTCCGATATAGCTGTTTTATGCGTTTGAGATCGCCTTGATTGATGGCATAAAGCTCACCATCAATGATCCGTTTGTTGCCAGTATCAACCGCCACAGTAGCACCATCAGGGATTACTGGTTCCATGCTGTCGCCGGAGGCCGGGAAGCATAGAACGCCAGAACCATCTGTGCATGCACCTACGCGGCGTAGTGTTGCTTTGGAGAAGCGGAGCTTAAATCCGTTGTAATCTTCATCAGTGACGCGCCCATCCCCGCAGGCAAATTCGATATCCTTCAAGAACGGCACTTCAACCTCATCTTCTGGTAGAGGGGTATTTCTATCCCAAGATTCGACTGTCCCCCACTCACTTACGGGGGGGAGAGCATCATCGGACAATCGTTTTTCAGCGAGTTTTTCGCCTCGCCCATACTCAAGCCACTCTGGAGAAACCCCAAGCCATTTACTTAGAGCCATGATGTTTGTCATGTCTGGGATTGCTGCGCCGTTAAGCCATTTCCAGATCCCTGGCTCAGAAACATCAATGCCTTGAGATTTTAATGCGCTACGAATCCTGCCTGCGAGTCCACGGCCACCCACACCAGCATCAAGACATGCAGTGTGTAGTCGTTTGGAGAACTCTTCTTTTAAATCTTCTTTTTTAACCATGCGTTAATTATCGAATAGAGTTGACATAACTGTCAGTTAAGAATTAATCTTAACCCGTAGTTAATTTGGTTAATGGAAAACGCTATGAATCCAATGCAATTCGCTATTGAAGCTGTAGGCGGCCAAACAGCAGCAGCTCGCCTATGCGGACTGTCGAATGTGGCTATTCATAAGTGGGTTAAGAACGCAGCTTTACCGCGCACTGAATACACAGAGAAAACCAATTATTCACAGATCCTTGCTGACGCATCTGGTGGGAAGTTCACCTCTGAATGGTTGCGTCAAGCAGCAAACCCAGACCGGGAAAAAGCACCCGATGCCGCCGCTTAATCAGCGGCATATGTTTTTACAAGGGGATTATCACCAATGGAGAACGCAATCGCACGAAAGTTAGACCCGCCAGTTATCAATCCGGTTGAGATCGAAAGCGTCCTACTCAACCGGCTTGCGTCTGTGGGCCAGAAGTCTTACGCCGAGCATATGGGCATCAGCGAGTCGACAGCCAGCAGGCGCAAAGCTGAGGGGCATTTCAGCACCATGGCGAAAGAGCTGGCATTCCTGGGTATTCAGGCCGCACCACCGGAAGCAGTGCTGGTATCGCGTGAATATCTGGCCTCAGTCGAAACGCTCGCTGATATCGGGCTGAAAGCCGAACGGGCCAGACCGGGGCCGCTGGGGTGGGATTAAGCCATGAACCATATCGAATTCATCGAAAAGCATGTGCGTGAAGAACTGCTAAAGCTCGGTTTCTCTCTTGGAGTGGCTCAGGGGGGGGGCATTCCAGGCTATCGACATGTACAAGCGCATGAGCCAGGCAAGCAGAAAGGGGAAGATTTTTGATGATGTTATACGGCACGCAAAGCTGTGGGCGGAGAAGCAGCTGTTACCCACTGACCGGTTTGAGAAGCGAAAAGTTAAACGGAACGCCCAGCCGGGCCTGTTCTGAAAAGGCGAAAGCCGCAGTGCTCGAACACATGCGGCCTTCAGGTGCAACAAACGTGAGTAAATTGCGAGGTCAATTCTAATGCCAAAGCGCAAAAAGTACCAGGAAAATGAGGAACGACGCCTTCAGGATTCTCCTGATGGGCTGGTGGTCGCCGCGTCAAAAAACAGGGCGTTCGCCGAACGTCTGGTGGGCGTGATCCGTCTGGCTCTGGCTACATCGGGAGTGAAAAATGGGCGTCGTTAAGTTAGCAGACTACCTGCCTCAGCGTGAGGTATTGGAGAGTAAAGTGGCAAGTCTTGATGACGGGTACATGCGTATTGCTACCAGCATCGGGAAGCTTAAGCCAAAACTGAAACTTGCAGGCCGAGAACATCAGGTTCTGGATGCCGTTATCTACTGCACCTTTGGCTGGAATAAGTCAGAGGACAAGGTAACAAATACATATCTGGCTGATGTGACTGGCCTGGATGATTCGGATGTAGCGGCTGCCCTGAATGTTCTGGCTGAACGCAGGATTATTAATCTGCGTAAAGTGGGTGGGTTCAAGCTGGTAAGCGTTAACGTAAGCATTGATAAATGGGTTCTCAACAAGACCCCCAAAAAATCACCCAAAAGGTTGGGCGAAAGTACCCAAAATGTTGGGCGAAAAGGGGTTTTGAATTGGGCAAAATCACCCGACACCCTAAACAGTCTTACCAAAGACAATATAAATACCCCCCAACCCCCAGAGGGGGAGTGTGTCGGGCAGGAAGAAAAACCTGTCTCAAAGAAAGCCCCGATCGACTACCAGGCAGTGCTGTCTGCATACAACACCACCCTGGGAGACCGCCTTCCCCAGGCAGAGGCACTAAACGACAAACGTCGCCGTGCTATCAAACGCCTGCTGACCGAACTGAAAGAGCCAACCGTCGAGGCTGTGGAGAATTACTTCGCCGCGTTCGCCGAGCGAGCGCCAAAATTTTATTTCGGGGAGAACGACCGGGGCTGGCGCGCCAGTTTCGATTATCTGCTGCGCTCTGACACCCTGCTGAAAACCAGGGAGAAGGCGCTATGACCGACATGAACATGATCCCGCAGAACATCGAAGCGGAACAAAGCGTGCTGGGTGGCATGATGCTGGATAGCGGTAGCGATCGCTGCCAGACCGCCATGTCGATGCTCAAGCCTGAATCGTTCTACATCCGCCCCCACCAGGTGATTTTCGCCGAGATGCGGGAGCTGGTAGCCAACCAGAAGCCTATCGACCTGATCACCCTGATTGAGTCGCTGGAGTCCAAAGGTCTTGGCGAACAGGCTGGCGGCTTTGCCTACATGGCCGAAATATCCAAAAACACCCCCAGCGCAGCGAACATCGTTCACTACGCCATGCTGGTGCGCGAGAAAGCCATGGAGCGCTACGGCATAGACAAGCTGACCAGCGCCACCGAGCTGCTGTATTCCCGCAACGGGATGACCACTAGCCAGAAGTTTGACGCTATTCAGACCCTGTTCACCGATATCGCTGACTACGCGAAAACCGGTAACCGCCGAGGGCTCCGCGAGTTTTCGGAAGTGATGGGCGACTGGGTGGACGAGGTGGAAGCGCGCTGGAGCGACTCAGACGCAACGCGCGGACTGTCGACGGGGATCGGCTCGCTGGATGACCTGCTGCAACCGAAAGGGCTGGTTAAAGGCGCTCTGATGGTGATCGGCGCACGTCCAAAGATGGGTAAAACCACGCTGTATAGCCAGCTGGCCGTCAACTGTGCCGAAGTTGAGCAGCTCCCCGCGCTGATGTTCAGCCTTGAGATGCCGGATAAGCAGATTGTGGAGCGCATGATCGGGCAGGTCAGCCGCGTGAATACCGATGTTTTTTATGGCGATCGGTATGACGACGCGCAGGTGGCAATGGCTTTTGCGGCTGGTGGACGTCTGGCCCAGACCGGGAATCTGTACGTCGACGACACGCCCGGGATCACGCTGGCGCACATCGTGGCAGAGTCACGTCGCATCAAACGCGAGCGCGGCGCTGTCGGCATGGTGCTGGTGGATTACCTGACCCTGATGACCGCCGACAAGGCCGACCGTAACGACCTGGCCTACGGGATTATCACGAAGGGGCTGAAGAACCTGGCGAAGGAACTGAACTGCATTGTGGTGCTGCTTACCCAGCTGAACCGCGAACTGGAGAAGCGCACCAATAAACGACCGATGCCGAGTGATTCCCGCGATACCGGGCAGATTGAGCAGGATTGCGATTACTGGATCGGCATCTACCGCGAAGGCGCATACGACGAAAACGCAGATCAGGCGGCTACCGAATTGCTGTTGCGCCTGAACCGTCACGGCCCGACCGGTGTTGTTTATTGCGATCAGCGCAACGGTGCGATCTACGACTGCGACCAGTCTGCTGCTGAGCAGAAGCGTCGCGCAAATGATGCCAGACCCAACAAGAAGAGGGAATTTTGATGAAAATTTACATTGCTGGGCCAATGACCGGCATTCCGAAATATAACCGTCCTGCATTCCATTTCGAGGCGATACGCCTGTCGTCGGAAGGCCATGTGGTGTTAAACCCCGCGACGCTTCCCGATGGCCTGAGTCAGCCAGAGTACATGGATATTTGTCTCGCGATGCTCCGCTGCGCTGACGGCATTTTCCTGCTGTCCGGCTGGCAGAACTCAGCAGGCGCAAAAGCGGAACATGCTCTGGCTCAAAAGCTGGATCTGGAAATCATTCATCAGGAGAACGCGGCATGACCAACAAAACCAAAGAACTCGTAGCTGCCGGGTATGCACTGGCGAAAGAGCTGCATTGCGCTGAGTCTGCCGCGCTGGTGCGTGAACTGGCGACGCAGCTGGATGTACAGCGTGCTCGCGCTGATGTGTTGGCTGATGCAGAGAAGCAGAACACCGAACTGAAGGACGAGAATGAGTACATTCGCAATCGCTTCAAAGAGCTTGATCGGATGTTCGGTAAGAACCTGCTTGTGATGCAAGCGGCGATTATCGACTGGCGCACCACCGGCGATGCCAAGAACGGGATGGCATGGATTTTTAACACACTGCTTGGTCCCGGCGAATTACCCAGCGAGGACGAGAAAGACGCTCAGGCCTATTTCGACCGCGAATATGCGCCCCTCGACAAAGAGTTGATGGAACTTCACCAGTGGTTTTGGGAGCGCCATAAGCGCAATGAATCCAAAGGTCTTGATATTCAGGAAGGTGCTGCATGAACAGAATCACCGAAGGTAAAAAATACTGCTATCGCTACTATGACGGGAACGATAGCGAAGGCCGCCCGATCGTCACTTTGTGGAAGCGCGTAATCATCCGCGAGACAGAGAAGACTTTCTGGCACGTCGAAGATATGCCGTACATGACCAATGAGCAGCTTATTAAATACCGGACCGGTGGGCAGCCAGCGAACCAGAAACACCATGTTAAACGCTGCTTAAAAGGCGCTGATCGCTCCAGTTACCATTACACCAAAGAAGAGGCGTTGCAGGCATTTGTTCGGCGCAAAACCCACCAGATTAGCAAGATTCAGCTCGCAGAAGAAACGGCGCGCCTGTGTCTTGCTGGTCTTCGCGAGGCCGGGATCATTTCCGAGGGATATCGCTGTAAGGTCGAGAAACTACCAGAGAGCGACACATTCCTCGCTGCCAACCAGCCGGGGCCGATTGCGTCAGAATATAGCTGGGGAGAATACTGATGGCTGATAAATTTCCACCAGCAAAAGGGCCGAAGGTGCCGCCTATGCAACCACGCATCACCATCAATATCGGCGAGTCGCCTTCATCGGCGCAATTACGCAGGCTGATACGTGATCGGCACGCTGCATGGTCACAGGAAACCTTTGGTGATGTTGGCCCAGTCGGTCCGCTGAAGCACCTTGCGAAAGAAGCGCTGGAGGCTGCCGCCGCGCCAGATGATTTATCCGAGTGGGCGGATCTCCAATTCCTCTTGTGGGATGCCCAGCGGCGTGCCGGTATATCTGACGGCGAAATCACAGCAGCGATGGAAGAAAAGCTGAAAGTGAATATGGCGCGCCAGTGGCCTGAGCCGAAAGACGGCGAACCGCGATTACACATCAAAGAGTCTGGCAACTCTCCGGTAATCCTGGATGGTTGGGAGAACTGCAAACACCTTTTGCCAATTGGCGAATTAATCCACCGCCTGGAAGAACAAACAGGCGAGAAATGGATTTATGCCAAAGATGCAATCCCGGATGGTTATGTCATGGTGCCGATTGAGCCTACAGAAGACATGATCGTTTACGGCTTCGAGTCAGAACCGGATGAGGACTTCAGCGATCCGGCTGTATGGGAGGAATATCAGGCTATGAGTGGATGCCAGCAGGCTGCGCACCGGGCGAAACTGTGCTGGGCAGCGATGATAGCCGCAGCACCAAAGCCGGGTGATAGCAATGGCTAAATCTGCCGCAGAACGCAAAGCCGCGCAGCGCGCCCGGCAAGCCGCTGCTGGTGGGCGTAAATTTGAGCTCATACTTGATGCGCAGGAACTGGAGATGCTGGAGCGTAATTGTGCCGCCCGCCGTCCCGGGAGAGCACCGTATGAAATGAGCGAATACGTCGCAATGCTGATCCGCCAGGATGATGCCCGCGTTCGTGGTCGCATCAAATCAATCAGCGCGAACCGCTGCGGTAAATGCGGCGATGCGCTGCCGGTTGAGTCGTGTCCGTGCGACGGTGATTCACAATGCTGGGTTACGCGTGGCTGGCATGAAACCAAACTAGCAATGTGACATGTCACAATGTAATCAATAACATACAAGCCTCTTCGGAGGCTTTTTTTGTAGGCGTTAAATTGCTTTTGCCTGCATGCCCAGCCATAATATCTGCGTCAGCCTGAGAAACTGACGACCATCTGCGCCACGGAGAACACCATGGCGCAGTTACAACTCATCAAGCATTCTTCCAATATCCTGATCCCCGCCACGCCGGAGACCAGCGATTTTCTGCAATCAAAATGTAAGCTCGGCGCTGTGCTGGTGGCCGACTTTAAGCAGGTCCGTAACCCAGCCTTCCACCGTCGTTTCTTCGCTCTGCTGAATCTCGGCTTCGAATACTGGGAGCCTACCGGCGGCGCGATATCCTCGAATGAGCGCAGGCTGGTTACCGGCTATGCCAAATTCCTGGCCACGTTCGGCGGTAGCGAAGGCGCGTTGCTGGATGCCGCTGAGCAGTATCTGGCGCGCATTGCCGATCGCCGTTCCGGTAGCATCAGCATCTGCAAATCGTTTGATGCCTATCGTTCCTGGGTGATCGTTGAGGCTGGCCACTACGACGCCATCCAGCTGCCTGACGGTACCTTCCGTAAACACCCCAGAAGCATCGCATTTGCCAACATGGACGAGCAGGAGTTCCAGCAGCTCTATCGCGCAGCGCTCGACGTACTCTGGCGTTGGATCCTCTCCCGCGCATTCCGCAACGAGGCGGAGGCCGAGAACGCCGCCGCACAGCTACAGCACTTCGGGAGCTGAGTCGATGAAAGATACCTGGTTCTATCATCCCGACTGCACAACGGAGCAGGCAGAAGAGCTGCTGGCGCAATACCGCCGCCGCGGCGTTAAAGTCGAGCGCAGCCTGAATGCGGATCTCATCACATGGACCGTCAGCGCCCTGCTGCCGGAAGGCAATCATCCGCCGCGCCCGAGCCGGGTATGGCAAAGCAAGGCGTGGGGTTGAGCATGGCAAAGAAACCCCGCCGTAAGTGCACAAACAAAGAGTGCCGCCAGTGGTTCCACCCGGCGCGCGACGGGCAGGTCGTCTGCTGCTACGAGTGCGCCACTGTGGTTGCCAAAGCGCAGACTGCGAAGAAACGGGCCGAGGCTCTGAGTGCTGAGAAGAAGCGCCAGCGCGAAGAGGCCAAAAAGCAGCAGGCACTGGATGCCGAACGCCGCCAGGCTGTTAAGCCACTAAGTCACTTCGTCAAGCAAGCCCAGCAGGCATTCAACGAGTTCATCCGGTACCGGGATCGTCATCTTCCGTGCATCAGCTGCGGCCGCCACCATGACGGGCAGTATCACGCCGGGCATTTCCGCACGACCGGCGCGAACTCGGAGCTGCGCTTTAACGAAGACAACTGCCATCGCCAGTGTGCCCCCTGTAATAACCACCTTTCCGGCAATCTGAACGCATACCGCCCGGCGCTGATCGCCAAAATTGGCCAGGCCCGCTTTGATGCCCTGATGGGACCGCATGCACTACCGAAATGGAAGCGCGACGACTACATCCGGATCCGCGACGAGTACCGCGCCAAGTTAAAAGCACTGAAACAGCAGGAGGCTGCGTGAAGCCTGAATTTATCGAATCACTCCGCATGCGTTGGCAGCGCCTTCGCATTTACCGCCGCCCGGGCTCCGTGCTGGTGGATTACCGCATTCTTCGCAACTTTATTCGTATTTACCAGATGGCAGGGACCAGGGCATGAACACTCAATATCTCCAGTACGTACGCGAGCAGCTCATGGTGGCCACCGCCGATTTGAGTGGCGCAACAAAAGGACAGCTGATGGCCTGGCTTGAGAATGCCCAGTTCGACACCGGTACGTTTAAGCGGAAGAAGCCGCGCGTGATGGATGAGATAACCGGCAAGATGATTACGCTGGATAACCCGCCGATCCCCGGCAAGCAGTCACACGCGAAAGGTTCACACATCCCGCTGGTTCAGCCGGTCGAATACTCTTCCGCATCGTGGCGGCGAGCGGTTCTGTCGCTGGATGAGCATCAGAAGGCATGGCTACTCTGGAACTACAGCGGGAACACGCGCTGGGAGAGCCAGGTGGCGATCACCCAATGGGCCTGGGCTGAGTTCAAGGCGCAACTGGGAACCCGGAAGGTGGCCGGTAAAACGATGGAGCGGCTGAAGGCGTTAATCTGGCTGGCGGCGCAGGACGTGAAGGAGGTTTTAGCCGGGCGTGACCCTTATCAGTATGGGGATCTGGCTGCGCTGGTGGGCGTAAACAAAACCAATTGGTCTCAGAACTACGTCGAGCATTGGGAGGCAATGACGAGGTTGTTTGCTCGCTTGGATACCAGCTCGCTGAAGCAGGTTTCGCGATCACGTTCACAACAAAAAGCTACAAATTACCAACCAAGTATTGCACAAATGAACTAATTGACGTATATTTCGACTAAATCTGATATCGTCGCTACAGCTTTGGTTGTCGACCGAATCACATGAAAAAGCCCGAGGTTAATACCTTGGGCTTTGTCGTTTCTAAGGGCTGCCGATTGGCGGCCTTTTTCTATTTCAGGCTCCCGGAAACTCCCATCATCTGCTTTGTCGTTAAGCATCCGGAGAGCCTGACCCTCTTACTACATACAGCACCCCGAAACCTATCGGAGGTGAGAGCATGTTACGCATGGAAAAATTAACCACTGGCGCGGCTTATGGCGCCTCTGCGGGGAGCGTGCTGAACGGCATACTAAACGCATACAGCCCTGAGCAGTGGAACGCCATCGGCGTGCTGGTGGGGGTGATTGTTGCCGTTCTAACGTACCTGACGAATTTATATTTCAGAATCCGCGAAGATAACCGTCGCAGCAGGAGCCGAGATGAACCAGATCCTCAGGAATAAGCTGGTGGCCGCGATTGCTGGCGGCTCGGGAGCCATCACGATTGCCGCAGTGATGCTGGGCAATGCTGACGGGCTGGAAGGGCGACGGTATTACGCGTATCAGGATGTCGTTGGCGTCTGGACTGTATGCGACGGGCACACCGGTACCGACGTTCGGCGCGGTCACCGCTACACCGACCGGGAGTGTGATGCCCTGCTGCAGTCCGACCTGCGAAAGGTGGCGACGGCCATCGACCCGCTGATTAAGGTTCGCATCCCCGAAACCACCCGCGCCGCGCTCTACTCATTCACCTACAACGTTGGCGCTGGCGCATTCAGCAAATCCACTCTGCTGCGAAAGCTGAATGCCGGTGACGTTGCTGGTGCCTGCAAAGAGCTGCAGCGCTGGACCTATGCTGGTGGCCAGCAGTGGAAAGGCCTGGTCACCCGGCGTGAGGTTGAGCGTGCGGTCTGTGAATGGCAGCAAAATCCGCAACTATTCAACGGTGGTGCCGGGCCGCTTAACCCCGGAATTCCAACATCAGCGCCGGGAGTGTTCTGATGAAACCCCATTATCTTATTGCGATCGTCGTGTTCATCCTGTGCCTGTTCGGCGGAGCGTGCTGGTCAGCCTGGTATTACAGCGATAAAGCCAGCAAGGAAAATGCACGGGCTGATTCAGCTGAGCAGCGGGCCGAAGCCGCCAACGCCATCACCGCTAACGTTATACAGGCTGTGAATATTATCAACGCCATTTCAGAGGCCAACCAGGATGCAAAGAACCAGATCGCACTGGAGTCACAGAGAGCCCAGAACGATATCAAAGTGGCTGTTGCGGATGATGATTGCGCTCGTCGGCCTGTGCCTGCTGCAGCTGCTGACCGGCTGCGGCAATACGCGGACAGTTTACGTTCAGGTTCCGGCGGTACCGCTGCCAGCAAGCCTGACCGCTGAGACGCCACAGCCTGCCATTCCCGACCCACTGTCTTACGGGGATAGTCTGGATCTGAATGTGAACCTGCTGGCGGCGCTGGGTACGTGTAACGCAGATAAGGCCAGTATCAGAAAGATAGAATTTGAGCGCGATCACACCGTGCAAAAAGAATGATTTTTCCATAGTTCAACTGGTTGAATTGAAACGTAGCGGCCCAATAAATACTGAACACCTGATTTGGGTGCTTTCATTTTGAAAGGACTACACACATGAAAGACGGTATTTATTTTGTCGTGTTCAGAAGCGGTCAGAATGATGTTGGAAACGGAACGGTCGTTGTAAAGGACAACGCAGTTAACGGTGGCGATTTTGGGTTTACCTATCAGGGACGCATTCAGGATGGGAGATTAAACCTTCACGTGTCACGCCATAACCCCTCTGCACAAAACGTCATCGCAGGTCTGAACGACTATGTAATGGACCTGTCAGTGAGAGATATCGGCGATGGTTATTTCCTTGAGGGCAGCATTGCAGGTGTGCCAGGTGCGAACTTAGCCGTACAGGCAAAATTCATCGGCAACTTGATTTAAAGCCCAAGTTTTCCATAAACCGCCTACGGGCGGTTTTTTATTGTCATTGCAAAGGCTGCCTGCTGGTGGCTTTTTTAATGGCTTTAACCAAAGGAACAGATTCATGGCAAAACCGGACTGGGGGGCCATCGAAGCGGCATACCTGGCCGGGGTTATGAGCCTCCGCGAAATAGGCGCCCATCACGGCGTAACTGAAGGGGCTATCAGAAAGAAAGCCAAGAAACTGGGGTGGGTACGCAAGGGCGGTACGCAGGTACGCAAAAGTGGTACGCAGGAGAAGGGTACGCGCACCGCGCCAAAGCCCACCACGCCTGACGCTTCGCAAAAGCGTACGCAGGCAAAAGCTGAAGAGTCGGGAGATACGAAACCGATTCGAGGATCGCGTACCGCACCGCCAGTAAATCCTTTCCTGCCAGGCAACCAGAGCGCACTTAAGCATGGTGGGTATGCCCGCCGCCTCCTGTTGAAAGATGAAGTGATCGAGGATGCCAAAGCGCTGACGCTGGAGGATGAGCTCTTTCGCCTCCGCGCTAATAACCTCGTGGCTGCCGAGAACATAGGGCGCTGGATAACTCTACTCGAAGACGTTGATGTTGAAGAGGAGGATGAGCGAAAGGCGCTGATGGATAACATACGGGCGGCAGAGAGCGCCATGATGCGAAACACCGTGCGCATTGAGTCCATTACCGGAACGCTCGCCACCATTAACAAAATATTTGCCGACACCGATTATCGCGTTGCCGCGACTGACAAAGTATCGCTGGAGGCTGATCGCCTGCGCCGCGATGCTGGCATTGACGATGGCAATGGAGAGCGTGATCTCAATGACTTCTACACTGACATCCAAACCGACCCTGAATCCGGTCCTGAAGAGCTTCTGGACGACACGGGCGCGTAACAAAGTTCTCTTTGGTGGGCGCTCTTCTTCGAAGTCCTGGGATGCGGCCGGGATCGCTATATTCCTGGCTAATAAGTACACCCTGCGTTTCTGCTGCGCGCGTCAGATCCAGAACAAAATCGAAGAATCGGTTTACACCCTGTTGAAGATTCAGATTGAGCGCTTCGGTCTGCGGCACCGCTTCCGCATCCTCAACAACAAGATCATCAACCGGGTTACCGGCTCTGAGTTCGTGTTTTATGGCCTGTGGCGAAATATCGAAGAGATAAAGTCGCTGGAGGGTGTCAGCGTTCTCTGGCTGGAAGAAGCCCATGCGCTGACGGAATACCAGTGGAAGATACTGGAGCCAACAATCCGTAAGGAAGGTTCCGAGTGCTGGTTTATCTTCAACCCCAACCTGGTGACAGATTTCATCTGGCGCAACTTTGTTGTCGACCCACCGGAAGACACTCTGATCCGAAAAATCAATTATGACGAGAACCCGTTCCTGTCAGACACCATGATGAAGGTGATCGACGCCGCCCGGCGCCGTGACCCTGACGGATTCAAGCATGTCTATGAGGGCGTGCCCGAGTCGGATGATGATGCGGCCATTATCAAACTGTCCTGGATAGAAGCAGCCGTTGACGCTCACAAGAAGCTGGGCTTCGATCCGGGCGGACGAAAGCGCATTGGCTTCGATGTTGCAGACGGCGGAACGGATAAGTGCGCCAACGTGTACCGGCACGGCTCTGTCATCTACTGGGCGGACGAGTGGAAGGCTAAAGAAGATGAACTCCTGAAAAGCTGTCAGCGAACGTATCAGGCCGCCTTTGAGCGCGAAGCCGATATCGTTTACGACTCGATTGGTGTCGGGGCATCAGCTGGTGCCAAATTCGCTGAAATAAACGAAGACCGGCTACGTGAGAACGCCTCTTTTCGCCGGATCAATTACCAGCGGTTCAATGCCGGAGCAGGCGTCCACGAGCCTGAGGAAGAGTACAACGGCATTCCGAATAAAGACTTTTTCGCCAATCTGAAAGCACAGGCGTGGTGGCTGGTGGCCGACCGCTTCCGAAATACCTACAACGCCATCAACAACGGAGAAGAGTACCCGGTAGATGAGTTGATAAGCATCGACTCGTCTTGCCCGTTGCTGGAGAAACTTAAGCTGGAGCTGACCACGCCGCACCGCGACTTCGACCGCAATGGCCGGGTGATGACGGAGAGCAAAAAGGATCTGGCAAAGCGTGACGTTCCGTCTCCGAACGTTGCTGATGCATTCATCATGGCGTTCGCTCCAACCGAATCCGCACTGGATATCTGGGGGGCGCTGGGCCGCGAGTAGACAAAGAGGTTGATAATGTCCCGCAAAAAACGCCAGAGCGGCGCACAAAAGCCCGTCCAGACTGGTGACGGGTACAATAACTTCGCTGCCAAACTCGGCGGCTATACCGCCAATATTCAAAGCGGCGGGAGTTACCAGCCAGGCTATATCTCCCGTAACCGCGTCCAACTGGAATTCGCATACCGGTCATCATTTCTGGTCGGCGCTGGCGTAGACGCAATGGCCGATGATATGACCCGCAAGGGCATTAACATCAGCTCCAAGCTAGAGCCTGGGCAGAAGGGTGAGTTCGAGACGTTCTGGGACGACATTGCGATCTGGGACGGCCTGAACGATACCCTGAAGTGGTCCCGACTCTACGGTGGCGCGCTGCTGGTGGTGATGCTGGAAGGCCAGGACATGTCCACCCCGCTGAAGCTCGACCGCATCAAAGAGGGGCAATTCAAAGGCGTCATGTGCCTCGACCGCTGGCAGGTCAACCCGAGCTATTACGATCTGGTAACCGATTACGGCCCGGAGTTCGGCAAGCCGAAGTATTACAAGGTGGTAACCAACCAGCAGGGGATCCCCCCGTGGAAGATTCACCACAGCCGCATTATCCGCATGGAGGGCGACTCGCTGCCATTCCAGCAGGCGCAGACCGAGAACGGTTGGGGGATGTCGGTTGTTGAACGTATCTTCGAGCGCATTCAGGCTTTCGATACGGCGACCGTCGGCACAACGCAGCTGATTCACAAGGCGCATCTGCGAACGTACAGCATCGATGGGCTGCGCAAGATTCTCGCCACCGGCGGCACGCTGGAAGAGGGCCTGATGAAACACATGGACATGATCCGTGAGTTCCAGACCATCGAAGGCATGACCATCATGGATAAGTCGGACGAGTTTCAAACCCACAGCTACTCGTTCGCCGGGATCGCCGACGTCATCCTGCGCTTTGCTGAGCAGGTGTCTGGCGCAACGGGTATCCCGCTGGTTCGCCTGTTCGGGCAATCACCGGCCGGGTTCAGCACTGGCGACGGGGATCTGGAAAACTACTACAGTCGGGTGAACTCGCTGCAGGAACGCCGCCTGCGCCGCCACATCCGCTGGCTGCTCGATATCTCCTGGCGATCGCTGTTTGGCCAGCCACTGCCGGAAGACTTCACCTTCGAGTTCAACAAGCTCTGGGAGATGTCGGACACCGACCGGGCGACGATGGCCAGCAATGTAGCCACCGCCCTGGCGACAGCCGTGCGCGACATCGGCATGCCGCAGCATGCCGCCCTGAACGATCTCCGCAACCTGTCCGACATCATCGGCATCGGCGGCTCTATCACCGACAAGGATATTGAAGATGCCAAAGCAGAATGGGAGGAGGCTGAATCTGAAACCGAACCTCCGCCGCAAATCGGAGCGGCAGTATCAGAAAAGCCTACAGGAGATAGCGCAGCAGGTGGGGGCAATCGTAACCGACTCCTACGATGGTTCACAGGCGAGCGCCGAACAGGTTAACGCCCGGCTGCTGGATTACTCCCTGCTGATTGACGACTGGGCCGACCGGGTCGCTAAGCGAATGTTCCTGCAGGTTGAGCAGGAGGAGTGGAACCAGTGGCGATCTGTTTCGCAGGAAATCTCCGAGGGTCTGCGTGATGTCGTCGGCAATACGCCGGTTGGCTCTGTGGCTCAGGACATCGTTGCGCGGCAGGTGCAGCTGATTAAGTCGCTGCCGCTGGAGGCTGCCGATCGCGTCCGTGACATCCAGGCGCGCGCAATGGAGGCCGTCATCAATGGCGAACGCCCCGACGCGCTCTACCGGATGATTATGGAGTCCGGCGACGTTGCGGTGAGTCGCGCAAAGATGATCGCCCGCACCGAGATTGGCCGGGCCACCACAGCGCTCACACAGGCGCGTGCTGAGTCGATTGGCTCGGAGGGCTACTGGTGGCGCATCGAAGGCGCTGGCACCCGCGATTCCCACTACAAAATGCGGAATAAGTTCGTGCGCTGGGATAATCCACCCACGCTGGACGGAATGACCGGGCACGCCGGGTGCCTTCCGAACTGCAAATGCTGGCCGGAAGTTCAGGTGCCAGCGCCAAGAAAATAACGGGCCGCCACTGAGCGGCCTTTTTATTGCCCGCAATTCAGCAGGTAACTCATGAAATACTTTTTTGAGACCAGGCTCGGGGAAACCCGGTACCGCATGGCGGATGGCTCATTGCTTTGCAAAGACGTGCCGATTGCCAGAACGGGATCACAGGTCTACCTGCCGGAAGAAATCGACCTCGAACCGGATGCGAGCGGTACCGTCACCGTCTGGCGAACGGAAGATGAGGTGTTCGCTCCTGAAACGGTGGCGAGCTTTGAGGGCGTCGCCGTTACGCTGGGACACCCAGAAGACGCTGGTGGCGGAATTCTCTTCGTCAACCCCACCAACTATGCCGAGCTGGCCCACGGTCACATTCAGAACGTCCGCCGAGGTACCGGCGACAAAGCAGATCTGCTTATTGCCGACGTACTGGTTAAGCGGCAGGAGGCCATTGACGCGATCGAGGCTGGTCTGACTGATGTCAGCTGCGGATACGACGCGCTCTACAAGCAACTCTCGCCTGGCAAAGGCAAACAGCACCAAATCACAGGTAACCATCTGGCCGTCGGCATTGACCGCGGGCGGGCTGGTTCCCGCTGTGCAATCGGGGATTCAGCCCCACCAACCAAAGGAAGCAACATGAAACAGCAGAACTGGTTTCAGAAGCTGGCCAACGCCATTCGCACCAAGGATGAAGATGCGCTGGCTAAGCTTGCAGACGAAGCGGCGGACATGCCGTCTGATGGCATGGGTTCTATCCCGGGAGTAACCATCAACATGAACGTGCCGTCACAGGCTACAGCGCTGCCGGCGGACCAAAAGACCACGGCCGATGAAGATGCCGAACCGGACAAGAAAACCGGTGATGAAGAGGTGCCCGCCTGGGCGCAGGCGCTTATTGCCCGCCTCGATAAGCTGGAAGGCAAAACTTGCGACGCTGATCCGGACGACGACAAGAATACCGGTGACGAAGACGCAGAGGAAGATGCGAAGGTGACCTGCGATGCGGCCTATAAGCGCAACATCATCGGCGACGCTGAGATCATTTGCCCGGGCTTCCAGCCGACCGGTGACAAAGGCCTCAAACGCCAGGTACTGGCTCACGCTGCCCGTACTGGCGACAGCCTGAAAGCATTCGGCATCAGTGATTTCACGAAAGCACCAAAAGCCACCGTCGATGCGGTGTTTAAGGCCGCTGTTGAGATCAGCAAGGCGAAAAATCACATCACCCCGCCATCTGGCAAACCAACAGGTGACCGCGCTCGCGGCCACGTAACCCCGGCTGAGCTGAACAAAATCAACGCCGATTTCTGGAAACGCAACCAATAAGGTAACCAACAATGGCTGGTAAAGCTTATTTAACTCGCATGGGGATTGGCTTCCCCGGCGCCATCACTCGCCCGCAGGACCTCACCGCAGAACCTGTGATCCTCGATGCGGGTAAGCCGTTCCCGTCCTATGGGCTGGCTGGCAAGAATGTCGGCGGCAAACTCGTACCGCTTGAAGCGGGTGACACTATCGCTGATGTCGCTGGCATCTTTATTCGTCCATACCCAACGACCAACCCCACAGACGCTCGCGCGCTCGGCGTGACCGCTGGTTATACCGGTGACGTGCTGAAGCGTGGCTACATGTGCGTTGCGGTGCCAACTGCTCAGGCCAGTACCGCCAAGAAGGGCGACAAGGTTTATATCCGCGTCGCCGCTCCGACAGCTTCCAGCCCTCTGGGCTCTGTAGTCCTCACACCGGACTCGACTGCATCCAACACCCCTGAGCTGACCATTGCGAAAGTGATGGGCCCAGGCGATGCGGCAGCAACCACCACCCACGGCAACGTTGAAATCGCCTACAACATCTAAGGAACGATGAATGTTTACTATCGATAAAGCCACCGTAGACGCTGCTGGCGTATTCCTGGTTGGCGAACTTGAGCGTCTCGACCAGACGCTTAACCTGCCGCTGGTCAGCTATAAGTGGTCACGTGACATGCCGCTGCGAAGCGATGTTTCTATCGCTGACGAGCAGTCATCCTTCACCAACACCGACCTGGCTGCAGCTGGTGGCGTAAACCCGAACGGTAAAAACTGGATCGGCAAAAACTCGACCGCCATCCCGCAGACCAACCTCTACATCGAGAAGACCGCACAGCCACTGAGCCTGTGGGGTATGGAGCTGGGCTGGACTCTCCCTGAGCTGGCTTCTGCGCAGCAGGTAGGCCGCCCGGTAGACAGCCAGAAGTACGACGCCATGCAGCTGAAATGGAACATGGACATCGACGAGCAGGTTTACATCGGTGACAGCGATCTGGGTGTTACCGGCCTGCTGAATCTTTCACAGGTAACGCCGATCAGCGCGGCCAAAGCGTGGGCCACTGCTACTCCTGACGAAATCGTGCAGGACTTTAACCTGCTTCTTTCCCAGGCATGGGTTAACTCTGGCTATGCGATCTGCCCGGCCAAAGTCGGTCTGGCCCCTGAGCTGTTCAGCCTGCTGGTGAGCAAGAAGGTATCCGACGCAGGGAATATCTCTGTTATGGAATACGTGAAGATCAACTGCATCGCGTTCCAGGAGAACGGCGTACCGCTGGAAATCGTGTCCATGAAGTGGGCATCAAAGCGTGGTGCTGCTGGCGCGCATCGCATGGTGGCGTACACCCAGGATGAGAAGTTCATCCGCTTCCCGCTGGTGCCGTTGCTGAATACCCCGCTGGAATACCGCGGCCTGTACCAGCTGACAACCTACTACGGCCGTTTGGGCCAGGTTGAAACTCCTTACGGCAACACCATCTCCTACATGGACGTGCCTGTAGCGTAACCCTATGGCGGGGAACTCCCCGCCGTTCTGGAGAGAACATGAAATATCTCGTAACTACTGGCGCAGTGCTGCGTTTTACAGACGGCTCGCAAGTCGAGCTGATCCCCGGCGTGCACAGCTTTGATAAGCATGTGACTGAGCACTGGGCGTTTGGCGCTCATGCGCGGGCCATCGATGAAGATGAGCTGAAGCAGAGCCAGGACGACGAAGACCTCGCGCTTAAGGTCTCCGGGCTGGAAACCATGATCACCGGCCTTCAGCAGCAGCTGGCGGACAAAGATACGACTATCACTGAGCAGTCGACCATGATCACCGGCCTTCAGCAGCAGCTGGATGAACTGACTGAAAAACTGACCGCTCAGGAGACTGGCAATGGCAAAAAACAGTCGCCTGCCAACAAATGATCAGTTCCGCACCGACTTCCCTGAGTTCGCCAACACTGCCCGCTACCCAGACCCCGCGGTAAATTTCTATCTCGGACAGGCTGACGTGATCCTCAATCAGGACGTTCATGGCGATCAGTTCGTCTATCTGGCTGAGCTTTTCACTGCACATTACGTCGAGCTGCGCGGTCGCGCACTGGCGGGCGCAGCTGGTGGCTTCGTCAGTAGTGGCGGCAGTGGCGTGGCGTCTTCCAAGTCTGTCGATAAGGTCAGCGTCAGCTACGACAACTCAGGCACCATCAACCCCGATGCCGGATTCTGGAATAAAACCGGGTACGGCCAGGAGTTCTTCTGGTGGTGGTCGATGTTCGGCGCTGGCGGGAGGCAACTGTTATGAGCGGCGTAAAAATCAGGACAGACAATGCCGCATCAGTGCTGGCCGGTCTCGCCCGGCTGTCTAAGATGGATGTGCTGATCGGCATCCCGGAAGCCAACGCTGTGCGCGAGGATGGAGAAGAGCTGAACAACGCGGAGATCGGTTATCTGCAGGCAACCGGGGCTACGGTCAGCCTCGGCGGTCGGGAAGTTACGCTGCCGCCGCGCCCGTTCCTGGATATCGGCATTGAGGATTCAGAAAAAGAAACCTCTCTGCACCTTAAGGCCGCTGCCGGTATGGCTCTTGATGGTGACTTTGCAGGTGCTGAGCGGGAACTTACGGGCGCTGGCCAATTAGCATCTGATGCCGCTAAACGCGTTATCAGCGACGGTGACCGGTTGATCCCTATCTCTGATATGACTAAAGCCAGGCGTCGGGAACAGGGCTTACCCGGCGACAAACCGCTCTACGCCCACGGTTATCTTCTTCGCTCGATCACCTACGTTGTGAGAGGTAAAAAATAATGCCTTTTCTCGATGTCACCGAGGTGCTGTCGGACCCTGATTTTTGCGATTACACGCTGGTCTGCATCCGCAACCACCAGGTGAAAGACGCTGACGGATTTGCGACCAATACGCCGGAAGAAATACCGTTTAATGGTGTGGTAACGGTCGACCGCGCACTGGAAGCCAGGCGTATGGCTGCCGGGCAGGTTATCGGCGGCGCGATTCTGGTCGTGACGACATTCCGGTTAACCCAGGGCAAAACAGCCCTGGATGCTGACGTGGTGCTCTACAACGGGCGGCGCTACCGTGTCACGTTTGTGGACCCGTATACCTCTTACGGCGCGGGGTTCGTTCAGGCGCACTGCGAGCTGATGGAGTTCGACGGAGGTACACCAGTTGAATGACACCACGCAGCCCGGCTACCTGACGCCCACCAGTCCGGTACCGCAGTATGACCAGGCGCTGGAACGCGAGCTCAGCCGGTGGATACGCGGTGTTTCCGGGCTGCCTGACGGCATGGCTGTGCCACGCTTCACCGACCCTCAACCCGCGATCCCCGCGCTGGGCACCAACTGGTGTGGATTCGGCATCACCGATTTTCAGGACGCAGCCAATCCGGCAGAAGTAACCAAAGACGACGACACCGACTACCAGTGGCAATTCGAGTCGCTGCTGGTGCTCTGCTGCTTCTACGGTCTCGCCGGGCAGGCATACGCCAAAACATTCCGTAGCGGCCTGTTCGTCTCACAGAACAACGCCGAATTAAACCGGATCGGGCTCACGCTCGGCGATGTTGGGCGGATCATCCCGGCGCCGGAGCTCATCAACAACCAGTGGCAACGCCGCTATGACCTGTCCGTGACGCTTCGCCGCAAGACGGTGCGTGAATACGGCATCAAATCATTCCTTTCTGCTCCAGTACAATTTTTCGGAGATTAACCTATGCCTAACGGCTTATCTGTATCACGCGTCGTGCGCGTGCAGGTCTCGCTCGCGCTCAGGGCATCGCAGGGGCGCGACTTCGGCGCTCTGCTTATCCTCGGCACGTCCGGCGTTCTGAAAGCACCAGAGGTTATGCGCCTCTACAACGATATCGAAAGCGTGGCCGCCGATTTCGGCACCACCTCGGAAGAATACAAGGCCGCAAACCTGTACTTCCAGCAGTCGCCACAGCCCCTCAACCTGTATATCGGTGCGATGGACAGAACGCCTGTCCCGGCAACCGCCGGCACGCTTAAGGGCGCTCAGCTGAATGCCAGCGAGCAGCGGATCGAAAACTTCAGCGCCGTCACTGATGGCGCGCTGAGTATCACCATTGACGGTGTGGCGAAAAACATTACCGCGGTGAATTTGTCCGCTGCCACCACCCTGAATGATGTTGCTACCGCAATCTCTACTAAGTTGGCCAGCGCTGTCGTTACCTGGAATGCTGTTACCTCGCACTTCCTGATCACTTCATCGTCGACCGGGGCTACCTCGGTTGTGGGCATTCCGGCTGCTGCTGGTGCAGGTACTGACCTGGCTCCGCTAATGGGTATCGATGCGGGAAGTAACCCGGTTGCCGTTGGCGGTACTGCCGCGCATGCAGGTTCTGCAATACCGTCGGTTGCTGCCGTGCTGGGTTATTCAGCCGACTGGTACGGGCTGGTTATCGCCGATAAGACGATGACAGACCAGGATCATCTCGACGTTGCCGCGCTGATTGGCTCTGCAAGTGATTCCCGTGTATACGGCGTCACCACGGCAGACTCGAAAGTACTGAGCGCCACCGATGCGACTGACATCGCCAGTAAGATGAAAGCTGCTGGCTATGGCCGGGCGTTCTGCCAGTACAGCCAGGTGCCATATGCGGCTGCGTCGGCTTTTGGACGTGCGTTTACCGTTAACTTCCTCGGTAACAACACTACGATCACCCTGAAGTTCAAGCAGGAGCCGGGTATCACCGCCGAGACGATCACTGCGCAGCAGGCCGACACGCTGAAGGCCAAAAACTGCAACGTATTCGTGCGCTACGCCAACGACACCGCAATCATCCAGGAAGGCGTGATGTCGAACGGTGACTTCTTCGACGAGCGCCACGGGCTGGACTGGCTACAAAACTACGTCCAGAACAACCTCTGGAATCTGCTGTACACCTCAACCACTAAGATCCCACAGACCGAGGCGGGCGTAACGCGCTTGCTCACTAACGTGGAGCAATCCATGGATCAGGCTGTTAATAACGGGCTGGTGGCACCGGGCATATGGGCTGGTGGTGCGATTGGTCAGGTGCAGCCAGGCGATACGCTGACCAAAGGTTATTACGTCTATGCCAACCCACTGAGCTCGCAGGCGCAGGCAGATCGCGAAGCGCGTAAAGCACCTGTGATTCAGGTTGCGGCAAAGCTGGCTGGCGCGGTTCATTTCGCCGATGTCCTCATCGATGTGGTTCGCTAAGGAGCGAAAATGAGCACTTATTCTTTTATCGATGTATCCGCGTCCCTGACCGGACCAACCGGGATTATCGATCTCGGTTACGGCTCTGCCAACTCCGAGGAAGGTATTACGGTCACCATGACCGAAAATAAAAACACCATGACGGTTGGCGCTGATGGAGAGGTGATGCATAGCCTCCATGCCGGGAAGAGCGGAACTATCACGGTGACGCTGCTTAAAACCTCTCCGGTGAATAAAAAGCTGTCTCTGGCCTATAACGCGCAAAGCCAGTCGTCAGCCCTGTGGGGCAATAACGTTTTCGTGATCCGCAACAGCGTATCCGGCGACATCACCACCGCACGCGCTTGTGCATTCCAGAAGCAACCTGACCACGCCAACGCTAAAGAGGGCGGCACCGTGGCCTGGGTCTTTGACGCGGGCAAAATCGACCAGTTACTCGGGGAGTTTTAATCCATGGAAATAACCATCAAGGATCAGGAGTACCGTATTGGCAAGCTGAGCGTGTTTGAGCAGCTGAAGGTATCCCGCAAGCTCCTGCCGGTGCTGGCGGGCCTGGTATCTGACTTCCGCAATGTCCAGGCGAAAGTTAACGCCAAAGACACTGAAGGGGCGCTGGAAAGCATCCTGCCGAAGATTGCCGACGCCGTTTCCGGCCTCAGTGATGCTGATGTGGATGCGATCCTGTTCCCCTGCCTGCAGGTGGTGGCTCGCCAGCATGGCAAGGGGTGGGTGCCGGTGTGCCAGCAAGGCACAATGGCGTTCGATGACATTGACCTGTTCGTGATGCTGCAGCTGGTGGCGCGGGTGGTCGCTGACTCACTGGGAAATTTTTTGCCAGGACTCCCTACCAGCGAGACAACCACCCATCCAGCGGCATAGCTTTTAATGCCATGCCGGGCGGCGAGGATTACATCCTCCGCCCGGCACTTGCCTTTAACCTCGATCAAAAAGACCTCGACAGCGGCGCAGTGGACCTGTGCCGCATCGCGCTGCTGAACGATTACCTTGATATGCGTGATGACAATGACGCGCGCATAGCGAAATGGAGAGCCCAGAATAATGACTGAAACCATCCGTGATTACCTGGTCTCTCTCGGCTTCGATATCGACAGCTCGGGCCAGGCGAAGTTTGAAGCCACGCTCAAAGGTGTGGCCGCGAACGTCGTTAAGCTAGGGGCGGTGGTGGAATCCACGGCGCTGGCGGTAGTGGGCTTCACCACCTCGATCGCTAACGGACTGGACAAGCTGTACTGGGCCTCACAGCGCACCGGGGCAACAGTCAACGGCATCAAGGCGCTGGGCTACGCCGCATCTCAAACCGGATCCAGCGCTGAGGCTGCGCAGAACTCGCTGGAGAGCCTGGCGCGATTCATGCGATCTAACCCCGGCGCTGAGGGATTCCTGAACCGCCTGGGCGTGCAGACGCGGGATGCATCAGGACAGATGCGCGATATGTCGGCGATCTTTACCGGCGTTGGCCAGCGCCTTAGCAGCATGCCGTATTACCGGGCAAACCAGTATGCGCAGATGCTGGGGATCGACGAAAATACCCTGATGGCGATGCGGCGGGGGATGAACGGCTTTTCAGCCGATTATCAGTCGATGCTTCAGAAAACGGGGTTCAACGCGGATAAAGCCGCTGAGCAGTCAAATAAGTTTATGACGTCAATGCGTGGGCTGACGTCATTGTTTGGCATCATGCGGGATAAAATAGGCGCAAACCTTGCAGGCGGCCTGGCTGGCTCAATTGACAGCCTTCGCCGGCGAATTCTCGATAATTTCCCCAGGATTGAGGATGTAACCACCAGGGTGGTTAAAGGCATCCTTTGGGCCGGAGATACCATTGGCCGTGTCTTGTGGCGAACCGGCCAGGCGATTGGCGAGGTTATGGCATGGTTTGAAAAGCTCGACCCAAGTGGACAGCAGGTCATTTCTTTATTTAGCGCCATTGGCGTGGCGTGGCGTACGCTGAATGCTGTTTTTGCCATGAGCCCAATCGGCTTGATTATTACGGCAGTGACTGCACTTGCAGCGGCGGTCTTGCTTCTTTACGACGACTTCAAAACATGGAAGGAGGGCGGCGAGAGCCTTATTGACTGGGCCAAGTGGAAGCCTGCCATTGATTATGCCATGAAAGCATTTGGCGATCTTGGCGAAAGCATTCTGGTGGTTTATGGCAAGGCTAAGGAGCTTGGTGGTGCCATACTGGATGTTGGCGAGCAACTTCTTAAATTTCTGAATATTGACACGTCGAAATTTAACGGCAAATGGCTGTTTGACCAGATTATCGAGAGCGCCAAAAATGCGATAAAAATTCTGGGCTCGATGGTGGACGCCATCAAGAAAATCATCCAGGGCGATTTTTCTGGGGCTTTCAGCTCACTTAAAGATGCTGCTATCACTTTTACTCAGGGGCCTGTTGCTCAAGGGGCGGCTGATTTAGCAAAAGGTGCATGGGAAAAGCTATCTGGTTATCTGGGATTCAATGAGCCAGAAGAGCCCACATCAGATTCCGAGCGACATGACGTCAGTGAAGTTATCGATCATCCGGAATGGCTGAGCTGGTTGCCTGGTACTGGAAAAAGTGGAGATGAGCCCGAGCAGCATGCGCAATCTGTAAAGAGGCCGCAGGCGCTGGAGCATGCAGGTACGATCGCTGAACTGGTTAATAATTACGCCCGGAAATCGGATCAGGCCAGTAACCAGCACCTTATATCGACGCTCTCCCGGGAAATGGGAATGGCGGTTGATAGCAAACTCCTGCCTTCGGATATTCGCGACTTACTGAAAGTGCTGCGTGGTATTGCGCAAAATATTAACCAGCCAGGAAGCGAAAGCGCTACCGAGATCATCAGCTCTCCACAGGTTATCAATGCAGAGCAGCTCATGCCGCGGCCAAAGGCCTCCGCGCAAGTGCCGGATTATGTCGACACCATTGCAAAGCTGGTTAATAACTACGCAAAAAATGCAGGGCGCGCCGATAACCGGGCGCTCATTGCAGAGCTGACGCGAATAACTGGCAAGAGTGACGACAGCAAGCTTCTGTCTTCTGACATGCAAGATATGCTGAAGGTATTGCGTGATATAGCACAGAACACCAACCAGCCAGGGAGCGAGAGTGCTGCTGATCTCCTCTTGCCTCACCCGATTATTGCCACTGAGCAGCCCATACAACGGCCACAGGCCAGCGCGAAGGGTAAGGTTTTGCTCGACTGGATGCAGCCGATGTTCTCCAGGCTCGAATCGCTCTATCGCCTGCCAGAGGGGCTGCTGAAAAGTGTCGCAATCACTGAATCAGGCGGCAACCAGTTTGCTGTTGGCCCGGAAACAAAATACGGCAGTGCTAAAGGCTTATTCCAGCTCATTGACGGAACGGCCAGGGATCTGGGTTTGCGCGGGAACGATGTGTTCGACCCTATGAAATCAGCGGAGGCTGCTGCAAAGTATCTGAACCAGCTGTTGAAGCAGAACGGCGGCGACCTGAGCAAAACGCTGGCATCGTATAACTGGGGGATCGGCAACGTACAGCGCTATGGCATGGAATTAATGCCACAGGAGACGCGAAACTATATTCCGAAGGTGATGAGCAATATGCCAGGGGGAAATGCAACCACTCAAATTCAGCAGCAGAACACCTATAACATCTACGGCGGGAATGCCCAGGAACTTGGCACTGAGGTTGGAAACAGGCAGGAGAGCTCCAACGCCATGATGATGCGATTAAATCAGGTGAGGCCTGGATAATGGATATTCTATCAACACTGTTCAGGCTTCAGTCACGCAGCATCGGCGTGATGGTTCCTGATGTCATTGTCTCCGAAAAACATTCAGACTCGCTCGAGATAACTGAGCACCCCGTTGAGATAGGTGCCGCTGTTAACGATCACGCTTATAAGCGTGCAAGCGACGTAACTATGGAGTGTGGATTTGCCGGTGGTGGCTCATTGCTGGATGTGTTCGATACCAGCGCCTACGGCATCAGCACTCCATTCAATACCATGTCACCAAAAGAGGTTTACAAAGCGCTCCTGGAAACGCAGGAGCGGCGGGAACTTATCGATGTGGTAACAGGCAAGCGGACCTACAGCAACATGTTGATCCGCGCCCTGGAGGTGACAACAGATCGCACCAGTGAAAATGTGCTCATGTGCACCATCACTTTGCGAGAGGTAATCCTGAGTGCCACCACGCCAGTTACGGTAGCTGATAAGAAAAACATGCAGATGGGGGTGAATACTTCTGCTGTTAAGAACACCGGCGTTAAGGCGACAAAGCCGGTAAACCAGTCGTTCCTTACTCAGATCAAAAAAAGTGCGACAGGGCTCTTTGGGGGTTGATATGCAGGGGTATGAAATCCCACTCACACCAGATAATCAGTACTTTCAGGTAACCCTTGGCGGGGTAAATTATTCATTGCGCATCGTCTGGCGAGAGGTTGCCGGTTGGATCATGGATGTGTCGGATAAAACTGGCGAGCCAATTCTTACCGGCGTTCCGCTGATACCCGATATCAACCTTCTGGATCAATACCCTGAATTAGGGGTATCCGGCCAACTGGTTGTGCTGGCTGATAACGGCGCGCCGGAATATCCATCCGAAGATAATCTTGGATCTTCCAGCCACCTTATTTTTATTCAGGAGTAGGCATGTCGACTAACTGGATGCGTCACTTTGAACTGCAGCTCCTGGACCAGGACGAGCAGGGCATATCGCTATCTAATTTCAAAGTTACGTTCAATATTGAGTGGTTTAACCTCAGCACAACCACCCGCGTCGGGACCATCAAGATTTACAATCTTTCTGCCAGCACGGCGAATAAGATCCTCGGCAGTGAGTTCAGTACGATTCGCCTGATTGCCGGGTATGATGGTATCGCGCCAGCTGTAGACGCCAATCAGGTTGGGATGGTCAGAAACATTGGTCCGGACGATATTGGCCAGACCGATGGACAAAACTACGGATCCATTTTCACTGGCGATATCCGATACTCACTGACCGGCAAGGACAACCCAGTCGACTCATATGTGCTTATCCAGGCAGGTGATACCGACACAGCATTCATTACTAGCATAACCAGCCAGACCCTGGCTGCCGGCTGGACGGCTGCCGATGCCAACAAATTGCTAATGAAGGACTTTTCGATATCAGGAGCGACGGAAGGCAGAACTCCCGAAATGCCGCCTACTGTATTTCCGCGTGGGCGAGTTTTTCATGGCCTGACCCGTAATTTCATGGATAACGTGGCCGCGCAGTGCAAAGCAACCTGGATGTTTGTCGACGGTAAGCGCGAGATGGTAACTGACGATGAAATAGTCCATGAGGCGGTTGTGCTAAACAGTAAAACCGGGCTCGTTGGCATGCCGCAGCAAACCATCGGCAATGGCGTGAATGTTCGCTGCCTGATTAACCCCAACATCAGGGTTAACGGGCTCATTCAGCTTGACCAAAAATCAGTGTATCGTACCCAGCTTAGCAGTGACGCTATTGCGATGTCTGGAGGGCGAATAACCGACCTGAACACCGATGGCAATATCTCGCTAAATGGCACCACCGCGCAGCCTGCCAGCATTGCTACGGATGGCGTCTACATCGTGCGTGGCATTATGTACATTGGCGATACAAGAGGTCAGGCGTGGTATATGGACATGATGTGTGAGGCTCGCGGCGCGGCGGATTTACGTACACAGGACTCAATCAATAGGGGTTAAAATTGAGAGTACCGATCGCTATCATTGCTGCGTTTATGTCGTTTGGGGCATCCGCTAGCGGCTACATGGCATACTGCGGACCGTATACTATTTCAGCCAAAGTAGGGGAAATGGATGTGATAAATGGTGAACGGGTCACCTCGCAGAAAATTACCAACCTCGGCGCTGATGGAATCAAAATAAGCATGGCCATCATGCCTGCTAGAGATGGCAATAACTACGGATTTGAGTACATTCGCTACCCTGGGACAGAGAAGCGATTCCTCAACGTCCAGTTGCTGCAAAGTAGCATGAATGCGCCGAAGGTGATTGGATCGTTTCCGTGCAATAAGGTCCAGTGATTATGGAATTTATTGCGATACTAATTTTTCTTGCAGCAATTGTTATCGTGGCAAGAACGCGAAACAAAAAGCAGGAAAAGAAGAGAAAGGATGAGGATGCCTTTCTTCAAAGCATCGACTACGGATATCGTCCGCCTGAAGTAAAATCAAAGCCCAAAAATGGTCGACGAAGAAGTCGAGAGGAAGTGCTTGCTGACGGAAACTCCAATCAAAAAATAATGGGAGATGACTTCAGGAAAAAAGCCAAAGCAGATCAAATTAGGGCTGAGAGGATCGGTTCGAAAGGATACATATGGCGAGGCTCGGATTGCTGCCCATCGTGCGATAAGCAAAATGGCAAAAAATTCACATGGGCTAAACCTCCTAAAACCGGACATCCTGGAGAGGGGCGATTATGTCCTAATGGCTACTGCCGCTGTTGGGCCGAGGTCATTGTGCCTAAGCCGGGAAGTCGATAATAGATATTAATAAAACCCACTTCGGTGGGTTTTTTATTGGAGTTTTTATGGCGGTATCAAGTCAAACCAGGAGCGGCGACCTTTCGGCCACGCTCTCGAGCGAGAGGGAAATAACCAAAGAGCAAATCAAGGTAGCGATGCCGGGCATCATTCAGTCTTTTGACCCCGACTCCGTAACAGCAGTGGTTCAACCAGGTATCCGATGCGTACAGCGGAACAATGATGGAATTGTCTCTACCAGTGAATACCCTCAGCTTGTCGATGTGCCTGTTGTATTCCCTCGCGGCGGCGGCTGCACGCTGACGTTCCCGGTTAAACCCGGCGATGAGTGCCTGCTGGTGTTCTCTGATCGCTGTATCGACTTCTGGTGGCAGAACGGCGGAGTGCAGGAGCCGGTTGACCCGCGCCAGCATGACCTGAGTGACGCCTTTGCTATCGTTGGCCCGCAGTCGCAGGCGCACAAGATTGCGAATATCAGCACCACCGCGGCGCAGTTCCGCAGTGATGACGGCAGCACCTACCTGGAAATTAACCCGGCAACGAAAAAAATCAAACTTGTCGCGCCAGGCGGTTTCGACGTGGTAGCCCCGGAATCGACCTTCTCAGCTAAAGTGACGATCACCGGCATGTTAACGTGGATGGGCGGCATGGTGGGCAGCCTGGCCAGTGGAACGGCGGCGAAAATAACTGGCGCTATTGAGTTCTTCGGCACGCTGAAGTCCAACAACAAGGTGATCGACGATACACATACTCATGACGGCGTGCAGACGGGCTCAGGCAAATCAGGAAAGGTGAGTTAAGGGCGCATTACCGCTGGCGAGAATATTTCACATTATCGACTATTAAATTTATTTTCCCGGCAACGGGATAAAAGAAAGCCCCGAGTGTTGACGCACTACGGGGCTTTTTACTTTCTACACCTTGATGAGAGCAAGGGAGAAGCAGTGCTTGATTTTAGCAAACTAATACGGGAGTTGCGATTAATGATTAAGCAATTACCAAGCTGGAAATTCATCATGATCTGGATGGTGGCGATTGTGGCCGCTCTCGGTTATTTCATAGGCCAGGTTCGCTGGTGGTAGGGGAGATATGCGATACAGACGAGAAGACGACGGCGGCGATTATACCTTCGGGCAGGGCGACGGGACCTTTCTCGTCAACACACCGGAATGCGTAGCCCAGGCCGTTAAGACTCGCTTTGAGCTGTGGAAGGGGCAGTGGTTTCTGGACACGACTGAGGGCACGCCGTACATCCAGTCGGTGCTCGGCAAGCAACGGCCGGAAGTTTACAGTCTGGCTATCCGCGATCGTATCAGCTCGACGCCGGGCGTCCTGTCCATTCTGTCCTTCGACACCGTGAACGACGGCAGGACGCGCCGCGTATCTTTCACGGCCACCATCAACACTATTTACGGACAAACCACGGTAACAAGCGAGGCATAAATGGCTTTGAACCTCGACACGCTGGGGTTATCGGCAACGGTAACCGACCAGGGGATCGTCGCGCCCGACTACCAGACAATCCTCAGTACGCTCACCGGCTACTTTCGCCAGATTTATGGCGACGACGCATATCTGGATCCTGACAGTAAGGACGGGCAGATGGTGGCCTTGTATGCGCTGGGTATCCACGACGCTAATAACACGGCTATCGATGTCTATAACTCGTTCTCGCCAGCAACCGGGCGCGGGCGAGCGCTGGCGAGCAACGTCAAAATTAACGGCATCACGCGTAAAATCGCTACCAGTTCGACAGCGGACGTAGTGGTCACCGGAGCTGTCGGCACGCTTATCACAGCAGGCAGCATCAGGGATACCAATGGCGTTCTGTGGGATCTGCCTGTAAACGTGAATATTCCGGCTTCCGGCAGCCTGACCGTTACGGCCACCTGCCGGACGCCCGGGCCGGTGGCCGCCATGGCCAACAGCATTACCCAGATAGCTAACCCAACGCGGGGGTGGTTATCCGTAACAAACCCTCTTGCGGCCACTATCGGTGTCGCCGGGGAAACCGACGCGCAGTTGCGCCAGCGCCAGGCGAGAAGTACGGCATTACCATCCATCACGACGATGGACGGCCTGGACGGTGCGCTGCTGGATGTGGCAGGTGTTTCGCGAGTGCGGGTTTATGAGAACGATCAGGACATCGCTGATGCAAACGGGCTACCGCCGCACTCAATCAGCTGCATCGTCGAAGGCGGTGATGCCGATCAAATCGCAACGGTCATTTCAAAGAAGAAAGACCAGGGAACCTCTACATTCGGTACTACCACGGTAAACCTGACCGGAAAATATGGGGAACCAAAGGCTATCAAATTCTCCCGCCCGGTGATTGTGGAAGTATTCGTCGATATCGAGATTAAAACATATCCTGGCTACACATCTCAGGTGGCCGAAGAGATGAAGACAGAAATTGCCAGGTATATTAATTCGCTTCGCTTTGATGATGATGTTTTGCTTAGTCGACTCTATTCTCCGGCAAACCTCGGGGTGATGAGTGGGGGCGACAGTAAATATTACGACATAACTTCCCTAAAAATCGGCAAGAGCGCTTCGGCTGTCGCATCATCAAATATCAATATTGCATTTAACGAGGCGGCGCACTCTCTCATTGACAATATTAAGATAACGGCATCGTCATGAGCAAATATACTGAGTTAATCACCAACTACCATGCGACGAAACGTAAATTCCCACAGCATATAGATCTTATAACCAGACCTCTTACTGACGTTTCGACTTCAGTTGCTGACATGATACGAAAGTTTGATGTCGATTCAGCCAACGGAGCGCAACTGGATATCATTGGTTTATGGGTAGGCAGGAGCAGGGTTGTCACCACACCAATATCCAATGTTTATTTTTCATGGGATACAGATGGGCTGGGGTGGGACCAGGGCAACTGGCAAGGGCCGTACGATCCGGATGCAGGCTTTACATCTCTGAGCAACGACGTTTACCGACTGGTTCTTAAAGCGCAGATTGCCATCAATCAATGGGACGGCACAGTAGGGCATCTTGAGGAATTGCTGGAGTTAATATTCTCAGGAACGGGTATCGAAATGCAGATAATTGACAACATGGATATGTCTATATCAATTAGCGCGATTGCATTGAACGGAATTGCAAATACATCTGCTGAATTAATAGAAGTGATTAAGTCAGGTGCGCTGACTGTAAAAGCAGCGGGTGTGCGGGTGAAAAGTCTGGACATTATAGATCCGGCTCATCCTCTATTTGGGTTTGATATACAGAGCACGGCTATAGCCGGTTTTGATAATGGATTCTGGAGTTAATATGCCAACTAATGATATTAAAGCCTTTGCTGCAGCAGGTGGGGCTAATGTTTTAACCCAGGCGGAATACCTGGCCCTGGCTGCGCTCTCCACTGGGTTTACATCCGGGAAAGCCAGCGCAAAAGAAGTGAATAAAGCTATCAGGCAAGCAACTCTGGTGGCAGCAGCTCTGGCGCAGTTCATCAGCGATCAGGGAGGTGTTGATGTACTGGATGACGGGAACGTGTCGGGGCTTGCTGCAAAAATACTGACAGCAGTTAACAAAACTTCACAGCCTCTTGATGCCACGCTTTCAGCAATAGCCAACCTTGTTACAGGCGCAAATAAGCTTCCATATTTCACTGGTGCCGATACCGCCGCCCTGACGGATCTGACTCAGGTTGGTCGCGACATTATTGGTAAATCCAATATCGCAGGCATTTTAAACTACCTGAAACTTGACAGGGTGGAGCAGCGCGACAGCGAAACGATAATTTATGCCGGGGACGATCACACATCGTATCTTGCCATCAGGATAGATGGTCAGTGGGGTATTTATGACCCTTCGCAAGGTTTTATACCCCTTGGTATTCAGCAGGGTGGAACAGGAGCGAGAGATGCAGGCGCGGCCAGGACTAATCTTGGACTTGGGACTGTAGCCACTGAAAACATCGTCCCGGTCAGCAAGGGCGGCACAGGTGCAACAGACGCGGCAGGAGCAAGGCAGAATTTTGGCTTGGGTACCGTAGCAACCGAAAGCACGGTTCCTTTAGCTAAAGGCGGCACAGGTGGAACTACGGCAGCAGTAGCCAGAACCAACCTGGCGCTTGACCGCATTGAACAGCGCGCCGGTGAAACCGTGATGTTCAGCGATGCGACCAAAAAGAAATTTGTGACGGCGCGTTCTGATAACACCTGGGGTTTTTACAATGATGACCTGCAAACGTTCATCGCGCTGCCTGTCAATGCAGGCGGCACTGGATCGCTGAACGCGTCAGGGGCAAGGAACAACCTCGGACTTGGGACTGTAGCCACTGAAAACATCGTCCCGGTCAGCAAAGGCGGCACAGGTGCAACCGATGCAAAAACGGCCAGAGATAACCTAGGCCTGGGTAACGCGGCAGTTGGGCAGGTTCGAACAGGATTGATATCAGGATCTGGCGATAAGCTATTCTCAACGCCTTTTTCTAACCAGTGTACTGCCATCGCGTTCGGGGTAATAATCGGTCAAACGTGGATTTTTTCTCCATACGTCACTTACTTAACAAAGGCAGGCTTTGGTTTTGACGGTCGGTGCTGGAGCGGAGAACCGGGAACTGCATCGCAGCCATTCGGTGAAGGCGTCTATTACATTGCATGGGGCAACTAAAGTGACATATCAGTATAGCGCTAAAAACAATGCCTTTTTCCCTGTTGCCGAGCTGGCTAATTATAAGGCTGCAGGATGGGACTTACCGGATCTCGTTGATGTTACCGACGAGATGTTTGCAGAGTTCACGCAGGATCGTAACGTTGATGGTCTGATGCGCACTGCCGCTGCTGACGGACTGCCACAGTGGTCACCGTTGCCGCCGCCGACGCAGGAGCAAATTCTTGCGAATGCGATGCAGGAGAAGCAGCAGCGAATTGGTGCAGCTAATGCCTATATCAATAGCAAACAGTGGCCGTCAAAGCTGGCGCTGGGGCGGTTGAGTGATACAGACAAAGCGCAGTTTAATGCCTGGCTGGATTATCTTGATGAACTTGAAGCGGTTGATACTTCAACTGCGCCGGATATCACCTGGCCTACGACACCAGCGGCTTAATCTCATTTTGGCGATGTGCCAGATTTGTGTCATACATGGTAAATCGCCTTCCTCTTTCTTACATCATGTGCCATTGAGTTGCGCAGCGTGAATGCGGCAATGTGTATGTAAAACAGTTAGTTAAATGTGATTCTACTAATTCGTAATGCGAAGGTCGTAGGTTCGACTCCTATTATCGGCACCATTAAAATCAAATTGTTACGTAAGATCTTATCATTCTCCCACCAAAAAATTATCTTAATGTAACAGCTGGTGTAAGTAAATTCTATCAACGAAGATCAATCTTATCTACTGACCAAAAAGGCCTGATAGGGCTTCGCTCACTATACATCCTTGGCTGCAGGTTTAGTTGTACACCACTCCTAAATTTAATGTGTTGGCAATGTGTTCAATAAAGCTCGAACAAATTAGCTCATTATGATCGGTTAATACTTCAACTTCTGGTTGCATGATTGTTTGTCCGTAAAAAGATAACGCGCCTGCCGGGTAGTAGCAGGCGCATTACGCAATAGGTAAACAAGGGAGGAAGTTCAGAAATGTAAATCGGGAAGGTTGTACGCAATGTTCATCGTACTACGTTGTTACGGCTTTGCCGCAACAAGCCAGTTGCCTGCCGCGCTCGCAGAATGTCTGCAGCCCGGAGATAAGGAGATTGTTCCTGCCAGCTAAATCCCTTCCTGTCGATACGAACCAGCTCGTATTTTTCTACCAGAAAATTCACGGCATCGGCTAGGGTGATACCGGCATCGATGTGTTCCTTAATCACAGCCTCGTTGCAGAATGGCGTGTCGTTTATTGTCAGACCATAGTGCTGTTCCAGCAGACGTGTCAGTAACATTTGCCAGACAGCCACGGGTGACAGGCAGGGCTTCACCGCCCGCTGAGTTGTTGCAGGTAAAGTTTTCATGTTTGCTCTCGTGTAGGTAATTAACGCTGAGTGGGGTAAATGGCGATGTATACGTAGCCGCAACTGCCAAGGGTGTCGGCTTCGCAGGTAAAATCGTTGTGGTACAGGGTAACGCAGTGGGCATGGTGGGGGCTGAGTTCACCGGTGGTCAGCATCGATTCCATCTGGCGGATAAAGTGCGGGAATGTTTCATCCAGCTTCCGGCATTCGATGTCACTGAACTTGCCGGTGATGCTGGCCCGGTCAGCCAGATAATGCAGTCGGTTGCCTTCCTGCACCAGACGGGCTCCCAGGCGCAGTGTAATCTCCCGCTGCAGGCCCCTGGTAGGGTTGCTCATTACAGTTCTCCACTATTGTCAGTTCAGGGTGATGCTCATCAGGCAGGTATAGGGCCCATTGCGGTCCTGGCGGCGTTCGGCGTATACCGCGAGGACTCCGGCGATATCCGGAACGTCCCTGCCGGTGTAATGACAGACGCTACCGTGCCACTGGTATTTGCCGGTGCAGTAGCGAAAGATTCGGGACTCAGGATGCTGGCGGTATATCGTCATTGCCCTGCGTTTACTGATAATTTTCATGTAATACCTCAAAGCAGACCGTGTTCTGCGAACGAATAGATTTGCCTGCCACCGACAATCAGATGGTCAGGGACACGGATATCCACCAGCTGAAGCACCTGAAACAGTCGCTGCGTGAGGGTTTTGTCGGCCTGGCTAGGTGTCGTCTCGCCGGAAGGATGGTTATGCGCGAGTATCACCGCCGCCGCGTTGAAGTGCAGAGCACGTTTGACCACCTCCCGGGGATGCACCTCGGTGCGGTTAATCGTGCCGGTGAAGAGCGTTTCATGGGCAATCAACTGATTCTGGTTGTCCAGATACAACACCCGGAACTCTTCCCGCTCAAGCGCGGCCATATGCAGTCGCAGCCATTCACGTACGGCGTGGGTAGAGGTGAAGGCTACGCCGGGCTCATGCAGGTGGCGGTCCAGAGCCCTGAGCGCCCGCTGAATGAGACGCCGGTCCTGTGGCGTCATCTCGCCGGGTAAAAAGGAAAGCTGTTTCATCTGTTGCTCCTTCGGTCAGTCGATAATACGCAGAATGGCGTGAGCCTCTGGATGTTGCATGGCATACTCCCGCAGGCGGTAATAGTGTGCGGTCATCGCGTCACATTCTGTACGGCAGGCATGGTGGCTATACGCAATCAGGCAGACAGCAATACCTGCTGCTTCTGCACTCATTTGGGCATCGTTACCGTTCAGGCAGTTAAACAGACGCCATGTCTCATCGTTGTCAGGCTCGGGGGACATAAATGCGCCGCCATTGCTGAGGGTGTAGAGCGACCAGATACCACCGCTGTAGCCCTCACAGAAGCGGTCCATCCAGGCGAAGATATGCGGCTCCAGGAGTAGCCACTGCGGGATAGCGCCAAAGTACTGTGGCCAGAAATCGATACGCTGTTCATCGGGGACCGGCGTGACGGTCAGTTCAAATTCGGGTTGGTTAGCGGGTGCGAGGTCGTGCTGCGTCTGTGTTGTCATGGGTATGTCTCCGTCAATAAAAACGCCAGCGGCGATGGCTGGCGTATGGGGATATAAAGTGTGTTCGGGGAGGTGAATGCGGGTAAATGCTTCGCGATCAGCGGGTGGCCGTGTCTGTACGGATGCCTGAGGTGCGGATATAGCGGTTAAGACCTTCACCGGCATCCGGCTCAAAGTTCCATGCCCGCCAGACCATCCGGCCTTCAGTATCACGAACCACCAGACGGAAGTGACTGCCCTGGTCGTCTTCGAGTGTGATATTGCTGTACGTGGTAGTGACCGCTTGCGCTTGTCTCCGGGTGAAAGGCCCCGGTGGCAGCAACACGGATTGGGTCATTTTCGGGCTCCTGATAAAAGAAAACCCCGGCAGCCTGCTAGCTGTCGGGGTGGATTTGCTGGGGAAGATACTACTATCAGTCGTTGCTGCAGTCTCCGAGAGTGGACAGAACTTTCTCAGCGTTCTTCCGGTCCGCAGTGAAGGTCCCTGCTTTGTGGTCATTGACGTAGACGTCGAACTGCCCGGCCTCAGAGATATTGCTGATGAAGTCAAACCAGGCGTTATCGCCGTTACGCCAGCCCAGGCTGGACGGAATAATGTACTGCTGGTGATCCATCACTACGGTGATAGTAGTGTCGTCATCGTGCGAACTGACCATCTTGTCATCGGCAAGGGTAAGAAAGACTGAATGCTGATAAAAACCATTCTGGTCCGGGTTACCTGTGCAGTTGATGGTAAACGTCTTCCCGCTGGCTTCGGTCACACTGTATTCCGTATTGCCCTGACCGTAACCCTGCTGCCAGAACCCCGGGATAGCAGAGGCATTAAAGCTCGCGAGCAGTACACCCACCAGCACAAACCGACTTAGTGAACGTATTGTCATTTCTGTTTCCTTTATCGTTGTTTTTATTCCTGATTGTCAGGGTTCGAGGGTATCAGTAGCTGCCCCATCAGTTTGCCGTCATGGGCGTACTCAAAGTATTTTTCTTTGGTATACGGGTCCGTCACCTCCTGGTATTCCAGTTTGATGTTATCGGCAATACACAGCGCATTCATCAGTGGCTGGACGGTTTTTTCCTGCATATCCACGAGGTAGTAGTAACTGCCATCCTCGCAGCCATCGGGCGACTGGCGGGTACGTAAAACCTGCAAGGTGGGACCGGATAAGTAGTCAACCTGTGACCATTCTTCGCTGACATCATCCTGGTGGCTGACCACATCACTGAAACGCGGTGGGGTGAGGTCCTTAAATTTACTGATGGCCTTCAGGTCATCACTTCTGTCATCGCATGCGATGAGAAACAGAGTGGTGGCAACCAGCGCCAGCAGAGGCAGTGTTTTACGTTTCATTATTTTTTTCCTGAAATCAGACGAACCACTTTGGCAAAGACATAAATGCCCACGAAAATACCCACCGGCACGCCGACGAACGGTGTTAGCGCGACACTGGCAGCACCGGCTGCGCCACCTCCCGTCAGCAGTGCGGCAACAGTGGCAAGGGTCAGGGCCGCGAGACTGTCGGACACCCCGGTTTTGTTCAGAATGATGACGATGACAACAATGGCGATAATGGCAATAACGGGCATAGGGCTCCTCCCTGTTGCCGGGTTGATAACAACGCTTGCG